CAATTATATAAGTAGGGCTTGTTCCAATACTAAATTTGACTGTTAGAGGAGTTCTTGCTAATTGAAAATCAAGCATTTGCTTATATTCAAAATCTCCATTAGCTACAAAACCATCACAGTTTATAGTCCAACTTGAAAGGTTTGGTAAGGATGAGCTAAACCATGCGTTAAATGATGATGAAACCTCAAACAAATCTGTCGTAGTTTCAAATGAACAACTTGTAGATGAACCAAATGGAATGTTTGATGAACCATTAAAGTAGTATAAAATAATATGGCTATTTTAGGTAGTAATTTGATTTTATCATACAGAGAGGCAGGAGGTTCTTATTCTCCTTTTGCTGCTTCTACAAACTGTGCTTTTGATGTTAGCGTAAGTCAAATAGATGTAACATCTTATACATCAGATTGGTTTAGACAGTTTAAGAATGACATATCTGAATGGAGTCTTACTTGCGATGGGTTAATTTCTATTGGTAATTATGATTATAAAGATATGTTAGACACTCAGTTATCAAGAACAGCAATAGTTGTAAGGTTTGCTGTAGGAACAAGCACTACATATACAATTCAAGGAACCGCTAACATACAATCAGTTAGTATTACTGGCCCAGTTGAAAGTATTTCTACTTATTCGATATCATTGCAGGGAACTGGAGCATATACTATATCATAAAAATAAAAATATAATAAAATGTCACTTAACGGAACAAACGTAATTTTAGCTAAAGGTGGGGTTGTATTTGCAGCTTCTACATCATGCTCATTAGAAGTATCATCAGACCAAGTAGATATTACTAACAAATCTTCTGGATTTAGAAAAGAATATGTTTATGGCTTCAAGTCATTTACTATTAGCTGCGATGGACTTATCACATTAGACAATTATGACTATTTTGATATGCTTACAGACCAAGAGAATAATACTCAGATTTCTGTAACTTTTACAATAGGTACTAAAATATTTTCTGGTACATGTAATATTGAATCAGTATCAGTTGATGGCCCAGTTGAAGGGGTTGCTACCTATTCAGTTAGTTTACAAGGAACTGGAGATTATACTTTAGCATAATATGAAACATCTTAGAGACTATATACTTATCATTAGCTTCTTTTTCTTAGGCGTATTTGCCTATGAATCATGTCACAAGGCTAACAAATCAGAGGATATTGACCTATCCAAGTATGTAAAAGTTAAAGAGGTGCATGATACTGTGTACACAAAAACGTACAGAAATAGGTACATAAAAGGGGATTCTATCCCTTTTGTGATTATAGCTACAGATACTACCACCATACACGATACAATACGCATACTAAACGATTATAATGCAGTTGTAGCTTATACTGATACCATTAAACAAGATTCTAATATCTTTGTGATTAATGATACCATAACCAAAAATCGTATCAAATCAAGGTCTTTTGAGTCCAAGATTACCGAAAAAACCATCTATGTTAAGGAGTTTTATGCAGAGAAAGCCAAGTATAGGCTTTATTACGGCATAAGAGGCGATTTTAGCCAATCTAATGGATTAGAAGTAGTAAGTCCTGGATTGATGTTAAATGCCAAAAATAAGGCTCTAATAGGCCTTAATCTTAATATTAATAAAAATAACAATATGAGTTACTCTGGTAGCTTATATTTTAAAATAGGTAAAAAGTAACATGGCTCCAAAGAAAGACGTTAACGTAAGTGCTAATCCTCTTCCGATTAGTTTCTCCCAATTTAGTAAAGACCCTATTAAGGGTACTATGTTCTTAGTTATCATCGGTATAACTGTCCTTTATGTGGACATTAGAGGCAATTTCAACAATCAAATCAACTCTCAAGACGCAAGGATTACTAATCTTGAGTATAAAGATAGCTTGAAAACACAAGCGTTAATCGAGTGTAAGACAGCCCTAAGTTCAACGACTACTAAGTTAGAGACTCTTGATGCAATGGGTGCTATTAAATCATCTGTTAAATAATAGGCCATGAAATCAATTCTTTTAATTTTTGGGTTTCTAACGGTTACAGCCACAACGATTAATGTGACAGCTAAAAAAGAGGATAACAAGATTGCTGAGGATAAGGAGTTTGAGCAGTTTATGAATGATTTTAACCAGACCTTGACTAAGAACAAAGCTGTTCAAATAAAAGCAGATGAGGCTAAAGAAGCAATAGTAACGTCTACCGTTAGCAAGTTTGCCGAGATTAAGCAAGAGATAAGCACATTAAAAACCGAACTAAATGAAGTTAAGCAGACTTTGGATAGTGTTAGCAATGATACTGCTGTCAGTTTCAGCGTACTCGCAATATCCCACTACAAAAAAGATTAAGGGTGACTCTGTAGTTATAATGACCATAGGTCAAGCAGACACTATTAACAAACTATATAAGTCCTATAACGATACAATAATCGCTTATAAGGACTCTTTATCATTAAAAAACAATTTATATGCTACAGCAAATAATAAACTTAGGGTTAAAGAAGATTCAGTTAATATTTACAGATTTCACATCCAAAATATTAAAGCAACTCCAGGAATTGATGAAGATTTCAAACAAAAGTTCGAGCAAGAACAAGGAATAAATAGATTATGGACATTAGTCCTATTTATGGCATTAGCAATTATAAAATCTCAATAATATGAAACAATTTTTCCAAGAAGATAATGGTAGATTTAGCATGAAGCGTTTATGTGGTTTATTTTGCGTAGTATCATTATGCGTTACTATGTATCACAACCAATTTAGTGAGCAACATTTTGCTCCAAGTCCAATTCTTGTAGAATCAGTAGCTTTGTTAGCATTCGGTTGCTTAGGATTAACTTCAATAGAGAAAATATTTAAGAAAGATGCCTAAGAACGAAAAGATAATTTTAACACTTGGCTTCCTATTATGGTTGCTGGGATTAGCATATTTTGTAAAACAAATGATTTAAGATGAAATTAACAGCACATTTTTCATTAGCTGAGTTTACTCGTAGTGAGTCAGCAAAAAGACATGGAGTATCAAATGAACCAACTCCAGAGCACATTGAAAATATTAAGATACTTTGTGAAAAAGTATTAGAACCAATCAGATTAAAGTTTGGCCCTATTACCCTTAGTAGTGGTTATAGGTCAAATATGCTTAATCACTTTATAGGTGGGGCATTAAAATCTGACCATAGTTTTGGTCGTGCGGCAGATATAGACCAAGATGGTTCTGGAAGTACATACACAAACAATGATATATTTCACTATATCAAAGACAATCTTAAATTTAAGCAGTTAATAGCAGAGTTTCCTAAGGATGGTAAATTAGGATGGGTTCATGTAGCTTATGATGCTGATAATCTAAAGCAAGAAATTTTAATTGCTAAAGATAAAACTGGCGGAAGAACTAACTATGTTACTTATAAGGGTAATGAGAAGTTAGTAAAATAGAGCAAAACCAAACCAACCAATATGGCATCTAAAAAAAATGTGCTTGTCATAGGAGATACGCACGAACCATTCTGTCACCCACTTTATAGGAACTTTTGCCTTGAAGTGTATAACAAGTTTCAATGCTCCGAAGTAGTACATATCGGAGATGAAGTAGACAATCACGCAATCTCTTATCACGAATCTAAACCAGACGGTCATGGAGCTGGATATGAGGCTGATTTAGCTCAAGCAGCTATGTATAAATGGTACAAGGCTTTCCCTAACGTCAAAGTCTGTATCGGTAACCACTCAGCCCTACATAAAAGAAAGGCTCAAACAAGCGGTTTACCAGAGAGATTTATCAAATCATACGAACAAGCATGGGATGCTCCTAAAGGCTGGAAATGGGCCTTAGAATGGGAAATAGACGGTGTTCTATATACTCATGGCACTGGTAGTTCTGGACAAGCTGGTGCAATCAATAGAGCAAGAGATGCTCGACAATCAACTGTTATAGGTCATATCCATAGTTTTGGTGGTGTTTTATACTCATCATCTGATAAGGACATGATATTCGGTATGAACGTAGGCTGTGGTATCGATATTGATGCCTATGCTATGGAATATTCACGACCTTTCCCCAAAAGACCAACATTAGGCTGTGGAGTTGTTTTAGATGGCGGAAGAGTTGCTATATTTGTACCGATGCCTTTAGGTAGTAAAATAATAAGATTACCTAAAAAGTAACCAGCTAACGGATAGAATCCAATAGCCGACACGATAAGTGTTTCACAAGTGTATATTATATTGATAATCAATATGGTATGCACTTTTTATTTCCATTAGAATTAAATCGTAAATTTGTATGAACAAAGAAGTAGACGTAAAGATTAACCAATTAATGAAGGAGAAAAGCAATTTAGAAGCAAGGCTTGAATTGATTGTTAGAGAATTGCGATTAACTGTTCTTAAAAATAGTATCACAAATGTTAATGCACATCATACAACTGACAGAAGATGAAGATGAAAGCTATGAGTTCCAAGATAATTCAGAGGAATCAGATGCTTATATCAACATATACCAAGTAGTTAGCGTTACTGCCGATGAGGAAAATGATGAAAGGTGCTTTGTGTATATGACAAATGAAGATTACTTCTATGTGAACGAATCAATAAATAGTTTTATAATTAGATATCAAGCAATGCTTTATGGCTCAGTTTTAACTAAATTTTATGATAGTTCTAATAAACAGAATTAAGATGCTCTCTCATAGGTGTTTGGTTGGTTTTGGTGAAGGCTCCAGGTAAAATCTGGGGCTTTTTTTATAATAAAGAACCCCCCATAAGAATATGGAGGGCCACCTATTTATCTACAAAACACAACACTTTACTTTTTTTGGTACTCTTTCACTGCAAATGTAACTAATCCTACAATAGAAAGTACATATAAACCTCTGAAGGTTAAATGCCAAAACATAGGATTCCATTCTGCAATAAGGAAAGCAAATGGTACATAAACCATTACCATTAATGCTATAAGTCCAACCATTGCTTCAAGTATATTTTTCATAATAGTTAATTTAGAAAGGTAATTTTTCTTTTACTTCGCCATCTGGCTTCCATGGGTCAATTTCCACATAGAAATCTGATTCACCAGGATTGTGAGACTTCTTCATCTTTACTAAGATGTTAGCCCATCCTTTGTTATCAGCAGCAAATTCATTTAGCTTCTGTAGGTCTTGTGGGCCTAATGAGATTTTTCTTAAACTACCGAATGCTGTTGTTAGTGTAAAGCATCTCCCAAGGTAGAGTTCTTTTGATTTAGACATTTTGTTTGGTTTTTATTGTTATAAACTTTTTTTTAATTGCTCTTTTAACTTAGTGAGGTAAAGACTAAAGTCTAATGCCTCTTCTATAGCGTGTTCAATCCATTGTTCTGTTATTAGGTCATTTCTGTCAAGGTCGGTTCCGTATTTCTCAAAGCCAATCCTTGCTCTGTCTTTTAAACGATTAATAACATTCTCAACGACTGAATCGTACTCGTAGTTATTCTGCATCTTTTTTATATTTTTTTACTTGTGCTTTTAAGGCTTCTCTCCACTTTAAGTAT